GATAAATCAAGTACATTTAGATGCATGGAAAAAAGGAATTAAAACTTTATATTATATGCGGACTGAGTCAGTGCTACGTGGAGATATAGCAAGTAAAGCTATGGAAGACTGCGTTGCTTGTGATGGATAATAATAAAGGGGAGCTCAATTGAACTCCCCTTTGGTTACAGGATCTTTGGGTATGGTACGCCCATTATTCTTTGATCCTTACCACTTTACTTTATCAGCCCAATATGCAGCTGACATTTTACCTTTCTTTATATTTTTAGCGTGACGAGCTTTAAAACTTTTACGTCTTGCTTTTTGTTTAGCGGATTCACCTTCTTTTGGTTTACCAGCTGTTTTTACTCCTTGCTGACCAAATCTAATTATTTTTTCTTTACCACCTTCACAAGCCTTTACGATGTGAGATTTAGTTTTATGACTAGGTGTTTTTCTAGGTTTATTACAAGCTAAACTTTTTTTATCAACCATTTTAGTAGGAGCACCACATTCTTCACCAGTTTTTACATTAACCCAGTTTTCTTTTTCAAACCAGTCTTTTAATGTAGCTCCAGGTTTTCTAGCACCACTTACCTCTGATCTTTGAGATCTTTCTCTTTTACCTAATCTACCAGCTGATTCTTTAGCACGTATAATTTTTTTCTTTTCTTCAGGACTCATTCTAGCTACTTTACTTTTTGGAAGACAAACCTTAGTTGTACCTCCTCCTTTAACAGCAAACAACGGAGTATTTCTATATGGATGTGCCATTTTTATTGATTTAATCTCCTGTTTACTCTTTCTAGTGCCGCTCTTCTTCTTTCATCTGTCTCTCTTCTAGCATTTTTTTGTGTTATATCTGAACTTATATACATACCTCTACCACCACCTAAATCTATAGGTCTATAAATCTCCTTAGGATATGTAGTAATATTACCTGTTTTTTCATCTCTATACCATCTCCATATTTCTGGATCTTTATATAATTTATTCATATAACGAACATATGAAGGATCATTTATTAAATCACCTGATTTAACTCTATCAAGATGAATCCAACCACCTGCATCAGGATTACCTTCTGTTCTATCTACTGCTTCTTCATATGATCTTTGTAAATCTGGACCATATACTCTAGCCATTTCAAAATCTTTGCCTTGTTCAACTCCTTTTAAAGAATCTTCTATCATTGCCGCGGCTTCTCTACCTGTATCTCCTTGATAATAATAATTATCTGGATTATTTTTGTCTATTCTAAATTGTTTTAAATCTTGATATTCTTTTGTATGCCATCTAGCATGTCTATCTAATGGTGACTTATATTGTTTTTTGTTTCTAAATGGATGTGCCATAATTTTAATGTATATTAATTATTGTTTTCTACAATATGCTTTTGCTATTATTTCTTTTTACCTACGCCCCAGTTTGAAGCACCTCTTTTTCTACACTGTACTAATTGACCTGATGCATAAGCACTTGGCCAAACTTTAACTCTTGATTTTACTTTATGATAACAAGCATCTTTTTTACCCTCTTTGTTTAAAGGACTTTCCGCATCATCAGTTTTTCTTAATCTTATTTGACCTATTTTAGGATCATACATAAACTCACTTCTTTCAGATTCCATTTCTTTTATGTTTTCTTCTCGAGTAATAGGTTTTTCAAATTTAGTACCTTTAAATTTATGAGTTCTATCTAAATATCCTTTTTCCCATTTAGCCCATGCTTCATCTTTACTTAAACTATCTTTTTTTATTTCATGACCTTTATTTGCAGGAGAACCTTTTATTTTATCTAAATAGTCTTGAGGAATATAATCTTCTCCAGCTCTTCTCATTTTTCTTAAACCTCTTCTCGTTTGACTTTTAGTAATATCATATTTTTCAGCTACTCTTTCAATATTAGCTCTTTTAGCTTGTCTTTTAGCTTTACCTTTTACAGGTTCTAGTGTTTTTTTCCAATTATTACCTGGAAAACCTGCTTTATCATGACCAAGATTTAAAGGTGAGTGCGGCATTTTAAATGTACCAATAGCTTCTCTCATTTTTTTATTATGAGCAATACCTTCTTTATTGCCAGTAGTATTAGGACTATTGTTTTTTCTCATTTCGTTCCAAGCTTCTGAGTGCATCATACTTGAAGCGCAGTGATTTAAAGGAGTTACTACTTTTTCTTGAAACTTGTCATGATTTTTTTTAAAAAACTTTCTTTCCATAACTTGCCTTTGTAGTTCTTTCGCTCTTTCTGCTTCTATCCTAGCATTTTGCCTGTTGTGTTTTTCTATGTTTCTTTGAATATTACGAGCGTAAGTATCATCAACTATTTTTGGTTCTACAATTCTACGTGCAATTTCACGCGCCGGCAAATACTCGGGCACACGATAATCTTTTTTAGTTTGTTTCATATTACTTTGTATTTAGTTTTACCCATATCGTCTTTATAGGCTTTTAAACATTTATTTCTATTATCTTCTTTTGATACATATGATACGTGCACCCAATTTGGTTGAGTATCAGTTCCAAATTCCCATATCATTTGATCAAAATCTAAGTTTTCTTTTATCCAATGATACATCTCTGCATTACTTTTATAACCATATACATCATCAATATCAATTGCTTGACCTTTACAATGCTGTGAAGTTTTTGATCCTCCTATGGCTTCGTTTAAATCAGCTGATCTAAAAAACGAATTAACTTTTATTGGTCCACCAACCCATTCGCGTAATGGTTGAAACACTTTTTCAGCTAATAATTTCATAGCTTCTATCTGTGTTGGGTTTGGTGTGTTATCTATTCCTTTACGCTTTGCAGTTTCAGAGTGTATTGCTTCAGCATAAGTTATGTTATGACTTATCTTCATCTTTACCTAATCTTTTTCTTACAATGTTCATAGTTGTTTTCATTTTAGCTGCGTAGCTAGGTTTTTTTCTTTCTATTAAAAACAACTTGTTGATTTAAGCTACCGATAATTCTTTTTAAATTACCTTTTCTAGATTTTATTAACCAAGTAGCTAATGCGCTTGGTGAAAGTTCTTTAAACTTACCTTTAGCATCTGGAGCATCTGAGTGTTTAAACTCGCCCATGCGTTTAAAAAATGGTGAATCGTACATAATTATTATATTTCGCTAAATACTGCATAAGCATATATTTTACGCTTTCTACCTTTTGGTATTGTAGCTATTAATTCTTTTCGTTCTTTAACTTCTTCTTCTTTTATAGAATAGTATTTAGGATTTGTACTATTTAGTTTTCTTTTTTTCATTTTCTATCCATTTACTAATTGTATAACCTATTGTAACTAATAATAAAACTATTTTCAAACCTATTTCTATATTTGTAAGCGTTGTTACTCCTAGTGTTGAACCGTTTAATGCTAATATTTTAATATTTTCTGGACACATTTTATTTATATTTTTTAAACATTAATTTGTATAATAATTTATTCCAAGCTTCTTGTATTTTATCAACTATCTTTATTAGTCTATCTTTCATTTTTTTGATTTTAATTGTTCAATTATTTCTTGTATTTTTTCTACATCTTTTTGTAAATACTCAATTCTTAAATCTTGTTTAGCGTCATCAGGTAATGCACCCATTTCACCTCTTGGCCACTTAATTCTAAATTCATCATTTAAAGTTTGATTGTATTCAAGTCTCATTATTGATGATTCAATAATACTTATTTTACCTGTTAAATCAAACCATATACCAGCTATAGATACAATTCCTATTACTATACCTATCAATGTTTTTATATCAAGTTTTATTTGTGATTTTTCTGATAGTTCTTCCATTTTTTATTTTTAATATAGTTAACAACTATTCCACCTAACCACGTGGCTATTAAATCTTTAACATCAAAACTTTATCTTCCGGTATTTGTTGAACGCTCGCGCAAGCTGTTAGAGTCAGGAGTAAGCCAATACTCAATTTCGCCGCTAGGCCTTGGAACTTGTATATAATCCTCATATAGTTTGCCTCTAGGTTTACCTTTAGTCATTGGTACTCTTTTAAAACCTTGTGTTTTAAGTTTACGAGCATCGTTTTTATATTTTTCTTTTATAGCTTCATCTTCTTCAGCTTCTTTATCTATTGTTGTTTGTAAACCCCAATATGGTAAACCAAGTTCCCAACCTGAATAACCAAATAGTAATGCAACTTTTTGCCAAACTTCTGTCTGTCTATCTAATGCTTGTCTAATGTTCATCATTATTCTAGCGGCTCTATCTAATGGAATATTTGTTGTAGATGAAACTATTTGAGACACAGCTAGATAAGCTGGATTATCTAAACTAAATCCTCTACGTTTCATTTCTTTCATATTCCAAGAAAAAGATCTAAGAGCGCTTCTAAGTTTTCTAACCTTTGAATCAATTGCTGGTGAGAAGTTAAATACTTCGCTTACAGCATCTTCGTATTTAGGTCGTTTTTTAGCACCTTGTTGAACTAAACTAGCTATAACATCTTTAACTGTATCAACTGCAGCGCCACCATATCCTAAACCTCTTAGTAATGAACTAATCATACCATCAGCAATATTACCAGCTCTATCTTCTAATGTTCTTTCTTCTTCATCATCAGATCCATAAGCTAATGCAAATATAGCTTGCTGCATAGCATTGAATATTAAGTTTTGCACAAAACCATAATATGCTATTTTAGATAAATTAGTTTTCCAATCACCTCTACCAGCTTTTAAATCCATTGCAGACTTCTTCATTATTCTTGCGTACTGCATAGGTGTGTTGGCAAAGTTCAATATTAATCTACCAATACTACTAGCTTGCTGCATTGATATTCTATCAGTTCTACTTGACTGTTGTGATTCTTCAGATATTTGGTAAAAATCTTCAAATGCTTGAGCTTCTGCTTCTTCTCTAGTATAAGCTTTACCTGTATCTATATTTACTTGTTCAAGAAGCTTATCTACTCTGTTTCTATAAAAAGTTGCACCACCTGTTGCTATAGCCATACTATCAGCAAATCTTGTTAATACAAAACCTTTGTTAAGTAAATATGCTATAGCTCCTCTCATACCACCTTTTCTAGCGGCTTCTGCTATTTCAGATTCAGCAACGTTTATTTTTAAACCATTACGTCTCTGAACTAAGTAATCAGAGTTTAACAATGTCATTACATCTGACCAATATTGTTTTTGATTAGCAAATGCTTTTGCTGCAGCAACTGGATTATTATCTGACCAGTTTATAAAGTTAACACTAGATATTAACTGTAGTCCAGCAGATCTCATGTTTAAGAACATCACAGCACCAACAGAGTTGTTCAACCAATCTAACAATGCATTTACTTGAGGATTAGCACCTACTGGTCTGTTACTACCAGACTTCATTCTACCTAAAACATTTTTCAATGCTATAATATAGTTGCTACCGTATAAAGCCTCTAACTTGTTTAAGTTTTTATCAGAGAATATTATATCTACATTTTGTTGCCACTCTTGTAAAAATTGTTTTCTACCTGATTTATTTAAACTTTGTATAATATCTGATGTAATGTTACCAGCTATCCAGTTTTCACCTGGAGCAGGATATTCTTTACCTTTTTGTATAAACGCTATCTTCTCTGCAAATACTTTTAAATCAGCATTACCTTCTATTTTTTCAACTAATCTGTTTAAATCTCTTGTTGAAAGACCAGGTATTTCCATACCCTGCATATTCCATATATAAACTCTAAGCGCTTGTGAATGGGTAAAATCTCCAACACCAACTGGTTTATTTAAGTTTTTAGGTATGTTATCTATATTTTGTCTTAATGCTTGGAAATCTTGAGCTACTGTTATCTTAGCTGATATAAGTTCTTGCTCTGCTTTATTAAATGGATCGAATAAATTATCTTTAAACCATTTCTTAGCTAAGTCACCTCTTTCACCTTTTGGTAATATTTTATATAATAAACCAGAAAAGTCCTCTGCAGATGGTGGAATAAAGAACTCAAATCTACCAACTTTTTTACCAGTTGTTTTAGCTCTAGCTTTTGAGTATGTTTTATACCATTGCTTTCCGCTTTGTTGTTCTATTATAACATTAAACTCTTTATCTAAATCTTTTACTTTATTTGCTTTAGCTTGTTGTATATCAGATTTAACATCTACTTGATCAAGTATGTTTTTAACAGCTTGCACATTTGGCAATGCGTCATCAGCAAAATAAAAATCATTATAGCCTTTAGCAGCTTTGTCTAACACCCATAATGCTTTAGCATCAGGCGAACCATCTGCTAAACCAGTTATATTTTTTAAAGGTATGTTTAAACCAATACCATCTAAAAATGCTTTAATAGATGTTGCTGAAGCTTGTGGTCTTGCTGTTAAAACAAATATATCACCACTACCAAATTTTTCTTGACGTTTTAATGCAAGATCAGCTAGTGGTCCTTTTCTACCTTCTACAACTTTATTAAATTCACTAAAGTCAAACTCAGCTCCTTGTTCTAATAAATTTTCAGATTCAACCGCGAACTCAGCTGGAGTTATTTTTTTAATTGTGCCATCAGGCATATTAACAATAACCTTGCTATTGCTATATGCTAAAGTATCGTCAAAATCAAATACACTAATACCTTTTGTAGGAGCGTTAATATCTCTAGCTATTTGAGCAGCTTGATCTGCATTACCCATGTCAACTATAGATTGCTCTGTAGTACCATTTTCTTTTATTAAGCCAAATACTTTTTCTTTATTATTGTTTACTTGTTTAGAAGATAAGTTGTTTATTTTTAAAGAACTATTAAGTTCGTTTAAAGCTGTTTTAGCAGTTTTACCTTCTAATATAACTTTTTCTAAAATATTATTTTGTGCGTTTATATTATCAGGTGTTTGATTTCTAGTAGACAAAGGAACTCCTAAGTCTTCAGCCATAGTATTTCCAGTTATTGGATCTACTAGTGTATTTATATTTATACCAGCCTTTATTAATCGTATAGCTGAATCATTTAAAATACTTGATCCTTCTGGTAAAATTTTATCTAAATCTGCTTGATCAAGTTTTTCGTTATCTTTTTTAGATAATTGAGTTTGATAATAATTTTTTCTAACTAAAGGCATTATATCTTTAGCTTTGTTGTTAGCTATAGCATATATTAAATAACCACCAATAGTAGAAGCAGGCGGATTATGTTCTTCAATAAATTTTCTACCAGTTTTATTTTTTCCAATTTTTCCGTGCTCAAAAACTTTTGATTTATATTTAAAAATAGCAGCTGTTTTTACAATACCTTTAGTTGCTTGATAACTAGATGTTATAAATAAAGCAGCGTTTTCTACAGATATTTGTTTATTTTCAACAGCTTTAGATAAAATCTCAACCATAGATTCTAACGTGTTTAAATTATCTTTTGACTGTTGTTGTCCTTTCTTTGTAAATCCATTTTCAACTTTTACCTGTACTGGATTAATTAAATTAGGATATAAATCATCATTTTTTTTAGCAGCTTCTAAAGCTGTTATATATTTTGGATCTGTAGTTCCATAATATAAACCACCTCTATTTGCTTTAAAACTACCTGCATATTTTTTTAATAATTTTAATTGTTCTGATTTTTTAGAAGGTCTTTTTAAATACATTTTGCCATTAATAGGCTTTTTAAGTATGTAATATTGTGTCTTACTTTTAGTGTCTTCAATAAATTTACCATTTACAATTTTACCAGGTTTATATTTTGATCCAAAATTAGCAAAGCTACCAGCTTTAAAAATAATAGAAGGTATTTTACCATTTATTATTGCTTCTAACATAGAATCTTGTCTTGATTCTCTATTATTTTCATTTATAGTTACTTTATCTAAACCTAATATTTTGATAATATCTTTTATACTTTCAGCAGATCCTATTTTCTTTAAAATATCTACATCTTGTGGTTTAAATTTTTCTTTAACTTCAGGTTTTTTAACTTCAGGTTTTTTAGGCGTAGGCTTTTTAACCGCAGGCTTTTTAATAAAGTCTTTTATTTTTTTAACAAAATCTTTTATAGCTGAAACAAAAGGTGTACCTGCTTTTATACCAGCTCTAAGTGTTCTAAGTCCAGCTTCAACAATACCAGTTAAAGCGTTCATAGATAAATTTGTTTTTCTAAATGTCTCTAACTTTGATATAGCTTCGCTTAAAACGTCTGTTTCTATATCATTTACATTATCTTCTGTTATCATTTCATTAACAACTGAGTCAACAGTGCCTTCTACAACATCTAGAGATTTATCCTCTAAGTTTCTTTTATCTAAATTGTATTCTACTTCATTTAAAAACTGTTCTGCCGTTAGATTTGATCCTTTTAATTCTAACCTACCTTGTAAATCAGTCATAAAAGCTTGATCACCTCTTAGTTCTTGCATTTGTTCTATAGCAATACCTTCGCCTAACACTTCCATTAATGATTGATGACGCTTTTCGTTAGCTTTAAAATAATCTTTTATAGTTTCTAACTTAGCATTGGTAATAGCAGGTATTCTATAAACTGGTTTTTTAAAGTCAGTTCTTTTACCGTCTTCTATTTTAACTGTTGGTACACGATCAATTACTTCTATTTCAAATAATCTAGGGAATCTTCTTTTTAATTGAGCAACAGGTAGTGTAGCAATAAAGTCTTTTGTAATTAAACGATCTACATTATTATTATACTGCTCAGTATTCCATCTACCAAGTTTATCTTTTAAAAGCTGTCTATATTCTTTTGTTTTAATTTGATTAACAATATTTTTAGCAACAGCTTTTGGTGACGTACTAACAGTTGCAACAGCTCTGTTAATATCATCTTTGATCATCGTTGTTTGCTCTGATCTTACTTCTGGTGTAACATTTTCAGTTATTACTTCTAACGATGCTGGATAAACTTTTGGTCTTGCAACTTCAGCTGGCGTTACATCTACATCTACTTCTTCTGCTACAACTTCTCTAGCTTCTGGTCTATCAAGAGTTGTTACGTCTCTTTTACCAATATATTTATCGTAAATACCTTGAGCTTTCGGAGCTATATTAGCCGTTACAAATGTAGAAAAAGATCCCTGTTCTGGTGACCATCTTTCCATTATACCAGCAAACTCCTTATTTATTTCAGCTATAGCATCTTCTCTAGCCATATCACCTTTACGAGTATCAAACTTAATAGCAGCTAAACCTATTTTATTATATTGATCTAATAATGCTTCAACATCTACATTTGCAGGATCTTGTTGATATTGTAATGCTAACTCATCAGCTCTTGGTGCTCTTCTAGTAGGTATAACACCCATAGCTACAGTTTCAGCAGCTTCAACTTCTGCTTGAGTTTGTGCTTCTGTTGCTAAGGTTCCTAATCTATCATTTATTTCATTAACTCTGTTTTGTTGAGTTTGAGTAATAGCTTTGTCATTAACTTCTTTAATTATATTTTCAAGCTTTTTCTTTTCTATAACTAATCCTACAGCTTCAGTGTTTAGATTTAATCCAACAGGTTTTAATTGATTAACAGCGCTTTGAGTATCTCTAAAGTTTTCTTTTATTTGATTACCTTTTTCTATAGTTATTTCTCCATCGCTTACTTTACTATCTACTGAATTATTTAACCTTACTCCAGCAACTGGTATTTGGCTTAACTCTATTTGAGTTTCGTTAATAGTAGGTGTTTTTAATTCAGTTGGAACATCAGGTAAACCTGGTTCTATATCAAAAGCTTGCTCTATATTATCGTAGTTACCTTTGTTTAAAGAATTATTTATAACCTTGTTACTTACACCTCTAGATATTATATTTGGCACTGCTCCAGTAGCACTAATTGTTTTACCAGAAAGAGCACCTATAATAAAAGTGTCAATATATTCTTGTGTTTTTCCTACAAAAGCATCTTCATCACCTAAAATAAGAAGTTCTGATAAATCCTGTAGCATTGACGTGGCTGTTTCTGTAAGACCTTCTCCTGTAAAATCTTTTGCTATTTGTAAACCCCACTCTTTTAAAGATCTATCTAAAACATCTTTTGGAGCTCCAAATAAATTTTTAAATAAATTTCTTCCTAAACCAGCTGAGTATCTGTCAAATAAAGCTTCTGCACTCCCAACAAGTGTGCTATGAGCTACAAGTTTACCACTTATATCTCCTTTTTCAATTATTTTTTCTAATTTAGCTTTTTTAGTTTCATAATCTGGATCGTCAACACTTAGCTTATCTAGTTCGTTTTTAGCCTCATAAGCTTCATCTTGTTTACGTCCACTTTCTCCAGCAGCCGTACCTAATAATAAAGAACTCAGTCCAACAACAGGTACAGATGCTTGAGCCATGTATAATAATGAAGGTATAGCTTCTGAATAACCTTGAGCAGTTGCTTGTAATGCTTTTTTACCAGCATCACTAAAATTTCCTTTTCTTAACTCTTCATAAGCATTTTTATATGTTTCAAATATACCTTCTTCAAACTTATAAATATTTTTATCTTCTTTTTCTATTTGATCTTTTACTTGGTTACTCAAACCATATAAAAACATAGATAAAGCTCTATTATTTCCACCAGCAGATATTACAGCTGCTCTAGCTTCAGGATGTAATTCATTTATTCTTTCTAGCTGCTCATCACTTAACATTAAAGCAGCTGTAGCCTCGTCAATAGCAGTAGGTATTCTAAGTAAATCAGATACAATATTTTTTGCTGTTTGTGATGTTTTTTTAACAATTAGTTCTTTTAAACCTTCATCTGTAGTATAATATTCTTTTTCTTCTTCTTTTTCTTTTTCAATAGTAGGCTTTAATAAAGTATTTAATCTATCTAATTCGTTTTGTAGTATAGCGTTATCAGGATCCATTAAACCCTTCGTCTTTGTTATAGCTTGTTCTACGTCATATATTCTTTGAGAAATATTTTTAGATTCATTGTAAAAACCACTAGGAGCAATTTTAAGTTCTTCTAATATTTGAGTACTTGGCTCTGTATATTTTTTTAAAATTTTATCTACTTCTGATGAATCAATATATACTTCTTTTATTTCTTCCTCTTCTTCAACTGAAGGCGTAAATAACATGTCAGGACTCCAAAGCTGATCGGGTCCTAATATTTCATTTTCTTCTTCCATATAATTTTATTAAGAATATTGTTGAACAAAGGCTTCTATTTCTTCAGTTCTTTCAGTTGGTAAATCATTTACTTCTTCTGGTAATCTTTGATAATATATTGGCATACCCGCTTGCCAACTAGTAATACCTAGCATTTTAGAATAAAATTCTGGTATTGGCATTTCATTTTCATTTAATGCTTTTATTAAATCTCTACCTTGTGGTGTACTATCTGTTAACGTTTCTTTAACAATACTTGGTCCACCTGGTTCGCCTTGTTGTGGCAACTTAACATCTAATGCATGATCCATTATAGCTTGCATCAACCAAGCTTTTTGAGCATCGACTAAACTAATTTTCTGACTACTATTTGGACTTATTTTATTAAAAGCATATCTATTACCTACAAATGCAGCTTTACCTTCTGGTGATAAATCTTCATATAACTTTTCTAACATACCAGTTACATTTTCATTTATACCAAGAGGTAAGTCTAAACCTAATCTTTTATTTGAATATCCAGATAATACAGATATATTACCACTAGCAATACTAAACAAACCCGCTATATGTGATTGTATTTCTGATCTATAAGCACTGTTTTTATTTATAGCTTCTGTATTAATTGGTTTTACAAAAAATCTTTTAACTTTATTTTCAACAACTGAATATATAGGTATTTTAATTGAAGTGTCTTGAGCTGTGTCAGAAGAGTCTTCGCTTAGTACCGTTCCACCTAAGAAATACTGTGGTTGTAATGTGGCATTTATCGTAATACCTGCATTGTTAAATACATTTCCTATTTTTAATCCAGCAGGTACGTCGCTAATATATAAATCTATTAAATCACCGTTTTCAATTTGTTTTGAATCAATTTCACCTAATATTCTATAATATGCTCTACCATCTTCACGTATAACTATGTTTTTATTATTTAAGAAATCATCTACAATATAAGATTTTTTATGTAAAAACTTTTTAAATGTTTCTCCTGATATTAATATATCAACTGTTTGTTCAAATATAGTTAATTCACCATTAATAGTTTCTTTAAAATAAAAATCCCTGTTACAAACAACATCGTCGAAATAGTTGAATAATGTAGCCCATCCAGCAGCCATAAACATATTTCTATCTTTTACTCTTTCACTTGTACCGTTTATATTTATATTTTCATAATTAGCTATAAATGATGGTAGATTATCAGGTGTTATTTCTTCAACACCAACTATTAAGTAACCACCTAATTTACCAACTTGATCTAGTCTCTTAAAATAATCATCGATATATTTTTTATCAGCTTTTATTTCTTCTTGAGACATATTTTTAATATCAAGATTTAATCTTGTTTGTCTAGCAATTATGCCGTCTAATGGTCTTTGAGCTTCTTCAATAAAAGAATTAATTATAATATCAGCTAGACTTTTATCTTCATTTGGATTTGTAGCAAGAGGATAATTTAAAAAATTACGATATTTATTACTAGCTTCTGTGAAAAAATCCATTTCAGCACTTCTTCTAGTTCTAGACACGTCAACTAGTCTGTTTAATTTTTCTATATTTGCTTTTATTAATTTATTCATTTTTAAACGTAATTAATTATGGTCCTACTGCAGCTGTCGCTATATTACCTATGCTGCTAGCAACATTACCCCAAGCATTAGCTCTTGCTAAAGATGCTTGATTTTGTTGTGCTGCAAAACCTTGGTACATAGATTGATACATGTTTATATCTGCATTAGTTCTAGCTTCTTGCGCTTGAAACTCGAATATTTCACCTTGAGCTTCTAATTCTTCTGCTCTACCTTTTTCTCTAATTTGACTTTCTTCAAATCTTGTTCTAGCAGCAACTCTTTGTTGTTGAGCAGCTTGTTCGCCTTGAGCTTTCAGCTCAGCATTTTTAGCTTCTTGTTGTTCTAAACTTAATGCTACATCTTTCTTAGATTTTAACGCTGCCATAGCTAAAGCTGTAGCACCACCAGCACTAGCCCCTGTAGCTTCTAACGTGTCTAATGTGTTAGCTAAAGCCATATCGCTTTGCTCAGCTTGCATTTCTGCAGCCGCTGTAGACACCTGCATATTATTAAATGGATTTGTTATTTGACTAGATAAATCAGTCGCAAGACCAGATAAATCAGTCACACCAGCGTAAGGATTTATAATGTCTTGTCTATTTTGTCTAGCTGTTTCCATTTGAAACTTAGCCTCATTCTTAGCGCTACGAGCCCTACGCATTTCTTTATGCGCTTTACCTGCTCCAACTGCTCCTGAAACTACTGCTGCGCCTATCGCTGTTGCTATTCCCATATTAAATATTCTTTATTATTTCGTGTGATGGTGTTGGATCTATACTCCAACCTAATTCTTTATGTATTTTTAATAAACTAGGATGTCTACCCATAGTCATTAAATGTATTATTCCTCTGTCTTTTAATAGTTTTTCTACAACTTGCATTAAAAACTTTATAGCTTCTTTTCTATCTTTGTCTCTATACTGTGGATTAGAAACAATCCACTCCATTAAAGCTGCTTTTGAATTTGTCATGTATACGTAACATGCTACTATTCCAATATTATCTTTTTCGACTATAAAACCCGTGTCAGGTAAAAATGTTTTAGGAGGTGTTGTCCATCTCCACCACTTCCACCAACCAACTAATGTTTCATAATCCGACTCTTCTAGTCGTCGTATATTAAATTTCATATAATTATCTATTAGTATAATTACTACCTACAGCAAATAAATATTTTTGTCCTGAAATATCAGTAGTTAAATCATTTTTTAAAGTTACTTTAGCATAAAAACCTTTCATACCAGTCATTGAATTACCAAACACTACTTCTCCTGGTATTATAGGACTATTATTTATAAGGTTAGCGTAATAAGTATTTTGTTTTCTATAAAAACCAGCTCTGTATTGTACACCGCTTTCAGTATAATAACCTTCATCGTAACTCAATATCGAGTTTGCAGCGTCTTGTTCATTTGTATCACCAAGTGCTGGTTGTTGTGGATTTGTATCTACACCTGTAAATTCACTATTTATAACAGTAGCTTCCCATCCATTACTACCTTCGTAACTAATAGTTTTAAATGTTTTCATTAACGTTGGTTGAGGATTAAATACAAATGTAACTTCAGATCTATATTGAACGTTATAAAACTGATTATAAGTAGGACCTTGATAGTGCAGATAAGCATGTAATCCGTTTTCAGCATATTTAAACGACCAATACCTACCTCGTATACTTGTCGATGTGTCTGGTATATAACTCATAAAACTAGTCCAACCATTAACTAATTGATCGTAGACTACAGTAACTTCATCACCAGGTGTATTATCCATTAGTGTTAATACGTAGTTTTTATTATATACATCGTAAGCACCTCTAATTCCACCTAGATCAGCGTCTTCTGGTGTATTAGCTAGTTTTGTTCTAAAATATTCTATCATTCCTTGATTAGATATTTCTTCAATACCACTAGGTCCTAATTTTAATACAGCTGATCTATCTCTATCTGTAAAATATTTATTGTATCCATAAACAGCAAAAGAACCTGGGTCTCTAGATATACCAAAATTACCTTCAAATGGTGATGGTGTACCTATAACTAATTGACTATTAGCGGTTAGTGGTTGACCTTCTTGAGTGAATACAACATCTTTGTCTATTGGCGCTCTATTTACTTTCGCTTCTTGTAATATAATTAAGTTTGTATTTTCGGCATATAGTTTTTGTACACTACCAGAAGCAGGATCAACAGCTCTAGTTATATCTTCACCTATTGGAAATTGGTTACTGCTATTTGAACCAGTTCTAGAATTATAAATACCTGAATATATTAAAGTATTTTCAAGTCTTTCTTGTGTATTGTCTTCTTCAACTATATACGCTTTATTTCCAAAATCTACACTTGTATTATTGTAACCTCCTCTTATTCTAGCTTCTTCAACAAACCAGTCTTCATATATGTTTGGAGGATACCTACCGTCAGTAGTTGTTCTTGCAGCTGGATTTAAAGCTTGAACATAAGCTGTTACTGCATATGGAGCTGTAGTAGCTGTAGAAGCTGTTACACCTGTATCAGCGTAAACAGCTAAACCAGTATCTATGCTATCATCAAAAGTTACGCTGTGGTTTTTTATTCTCTTCATATAGAAGGTATTAAAATAAGATACTTCTAAGCTTACAGGCATAATTATATAATTACAGTTGTTTATACAAATCTACAATATTTCCACTTGTAGAAGATTCATAAAATATTTCAAGCGCGCTATCAACAGGGGTTGTTTCAGAAACACTTAAAAAAGGTGTCATACAAGCTCTACCACCACCTGGAGCAGCTATAATATCAGCTAAAGTATCACCTGTAACAGTAGCTCCTAATGTATTCAATCTATTACTGTTTGGCACTTTTAATTGTGGTTGAGGATCTTGCGCGCCAACTCTTAATCCTATAGCTAAAGTATTTTCTTCTTGTTTATAAAAACTTTGAGATGCACCAATATTTCCCCATGGTATAACAGCAAGAGGGGTTCCAGAAGCTCCTGGATTTTGAAATTCACCAGCTGGTTGACTATCATCTCTAAACGGAGATGTTGCTAACTCTAAACCTCCTTGACCAACGGGACCAATAGTTGTTACTTCGTCAATTGTTCTTCCGGGAAAATATTGAGTATTCCAATAATATTCAATATCAGTATTATAAGAAGTTCCTAATTTATTATTTGGATTAGGATTAGTTACTCTACCAATTAATCTTACTGATGCAGAAAATTCTGTTTGTAAAGGTCCAACTTCATTTAAGTCGCGAGGAACTTTATTAATATTATCGCTAAATAAAGAAGCGAATGCAACTCTACCTTCGTCTCTATTTCCTGTTATTGGATAGCCACTTATATAACCTGGTAGATATACATTATAATATTCTTGCTCTTGTTGTTTTACTACAACTTTATAAGATTGCCAACCTAATGGGTTTTGAGTATATACTGTTAAATCAAGTAAAGCATCGTTAGCGCCACCAACCACTTGAACTATTTGCCCATCTACATATCCATTACCTGGATTAACTATTTCTACACCTGTTATATCACCAGCGCCTCCAACGCTTGTAACTAAAACAGTCAAGTTTTCTCCTAAAGCTTGTGGTGTTCCACCTAAACCAGGATTGTATTGAGTCTGATAAATAGTATCAGCAGAATACCCATTACCAGCGTCGTCTATTTGAACTTCATCAACACTCGAATCTATATAAGATTTATACAAACCAGGTTGACCATCAGCCGTAGGGGCTAAATTTATTCCAGTATTACTATTTATTGTTAAGTTTAAATTATTACCCAACCATTCATAAGTTGACAAAGCTTTCACAGAAGGTGTTCCAATTTGCACGTCGTCCCATGATTTATATGGAACATAGAGTGTTGATCCAGCTGTATTAGGATCTTGATCATTAGAAGATAATACAACACTAGACGCTCTACCAAATCTATCAGCTAAAACAAATCCTACTTGATAATTTCTACCTTGTTTTAAAGAGTGATTTGGATATTGGCAGTAATTATTATTTGACACAGATCTATTACCTGTAATTACAGAATAATCTAATTCTTTTGGAGGCGTGTGTTTTTGAACAAAGTTACCATATACAACTCTATTACCAGTTACTTCTTGTGCAAGTGCTTTTATTGGAACATTATCATATACTCTATTCTGTTGATTACTTGGTAAAGTTCTAGATACTTGAATTGATTTATAATCAAACTTATAATAAAATTGCTCTCTATCATTTGTTGGTATTGCTTCAATGTCTCCTACAACTATATCACTAGTATCTATAGTTTTTACTATTCTTGTTATTAAAGCATCTGATTCTTTATATAATATATCTATACTTTTTACTTTATAATCACTTGTTAAAGCATTTAAAGCATCTGTGGTGTTTCTACCTCCATCTGGTAAAGGTATTTTTAACACGATGCTATCTATTCTGTTTTCAAACCATTCTATAACAGTAGAGTCATATATGTTCAACATATCTCCCGCACCAGAGTTTCTTCCATATCCTATTTGACCATATTGTTTTGGTATAAAACATATTTGAGTAAATGGAGCTGATAAAGAATATTCATTGTCTTCAAATCTAAACCTATAACTAAATCTTACGAATCTTTGCTCTAATAAATCAGCGTCTCCAGTAAAATTAGTATCATAATCTGGATTTAAACCTATAGTTATACTTTCAGTACCTGTTACTGTAGTTATATCTTTGTTTAATGTTATTTCAGCTTTTATACCAAGCGATATTTGATTAACAGCCATTATTCTAATATCATCTGCTATTGTTATACCTAAATCAGAACTTGTAAATAAATCTCCTACTTTAGGTGTAGGACTTGGTGTTTCTTCAGTTGACGTAGCTAATGGTGGAGAATAAGCATAATCTATACTTATATTATCTCCAGCTGGAATTACAACTGGAAATGGTCCTACGATGCCTGTAAGATTAGTATCAAAAGCATTTTCATTTCTTTCATCAGAAAGATTTTTCATAGTAGATCTAGAAAAATAAATGTCAACAGTATCTGTTCCATTATATGTTCCAGGAACTCTATAAAAATTATTATATATTGTTAGTTGAGTAGCCGAATCTATTCTAAAAACAGTCCATAATTCTTGAACTCCTTGACCTGGAAAACCAGTTACTATATCCCCAGTTTCAATATCTGATGTATCAGACATAGTTATTCTATATCCATATACATAATTATTTGAAGTTGGATCTCCAGTTCCAGAAAACAAATCAGTACCAGCTGTAACTTCTTTATATATTCTAGTTAAAACTAAAGGTGTTTCATAAGGATAATATTTAGCCACAGATATTTGATCTTCTCTTACATAGTGATCAGGTAGTGTGCTACTAGTTGGATTAGCTAGTTCAACATTTACTTTTCTTGGTTGATTTCTATTATCAGTAAAGAATAGTAAATCATCTATTTTATTTACACCGTATATAGGGTTTTTCTTAGAAAAGTTTAAAAAAGAACCTGTTACTAATTTTTTATATGCAAAAGTAGAATTATCAAATTCAACTATCATATTAGCAAAACCAAATACAATTTTATCTAAATTATTAACACTTATACTTTTATCTATTGTTACGTTTGTTGTTGTAACATTTGTAACAACAGGATCAACAGTAACACTTGAACCTCCCCAAGTAGCACCTTGTAATAGCATACCGGTTTGTATACCAGCAGCCTGTGGGTCAATAACTGTACCCAAAGAATTAGTTAAAGAAATAGTTGTACCTGTTTGTATACCGTTTGAATAAGCTGTTATATCTCTAGCTGTTTTAGCACCTGTACTGTTTTGAGAAGTTATAAATACGTATATTTTATTTGCAGATTCATCTATGTATTTACCAATTACTTGAGATCCAACACCTGAATTAAAACCAAAATTAGTACCTGCTTTTTTCTCATTAGATAAAACATTTTCAAATTCACCAACACTATCTCCAGATGATCTACTTATTTGTAAATTCTGGGCATCACGATATTCACCATTAGGTATTAATCTATCGTCCAAGTCTTTATTCATCTTGGACTTTAGAAAAGTGTTTTTTATTTCTGGCATTTAATTATCTTTTTATCCATTTAGATTTACCACGCATAACTTGTACTATTTCATCAAGTTTAATATTAGATAATCTAATTTTAGCATTTCTAAGTTTAGCACTTTTTTCTTGTCTTAATCTTTGTACTATATATTCTGGTTGATTAATTCTAGTTGATATAATAGCATGTGAAATATAAGCGTATAACGCATCTTCTGCCATCTTAGGTACTCTACTATCTAAATCATAAGCAAGTCCATCAGAGATGTATTCTAATATAATTAATTGATTAGCTAGATTACTTGAAAAAGATACTTTACCTTCTCTTTCGTTCATATTAAACCAACCGTTGTATTGTGAATATTGAGGCAGCATACCATATTGCTCGCCCCAGCTCCAATAATTTCCATTACCCCAATCATAACCAGCCCAATAATAACCTTCATTAAATAACTGCCAATTAAAATCTTGACTAATTATATTAGTATTAGCTTCTTTCCAATACTTTTCTGTTAATGAAGTTCCTTCTAAGTTTTCATCAAAATTATCTTGAGTTGGAATACCTAATTCATCTTGTAAAGGTATTTCATAAGGACTGTTTGTTAAATTATTAGAAGGATATATAATTCTTTGTACACCTAAATTATCTATTCTAGATATTCTAACATAGTTAACATAATCTTGTGGAAGTATTACGCTTAAACTTGGTGGTATTGTTAATTCTTGAGATTTAATGCTTTTTAATGTATCATAGCTAAATTCTTGTAAACCTCGTTTAGCATGAAATATTATATCAGTTCTTTTTACACTTGGTATTAATTTATCTTTACCAACATAACCTACTAAGAAATTATTTACAATATCATTTAATGTTACATAAGCATAACTACCATAATTGTTTTCAACAGTAGTTCCATAGGCGTCTCTATTACCATAACTACCACCTGTTAAAGTTTTTAATTGACAAACAAAAACATTGTTAGCAGGTATATAATCTGCTACATTAGTAATAGTTAAAACATTATCAGATATAGTATAAGCTTTTTCAAACTCAGTATAAGTTACACCATCAGTACTACTATATACTTTATAATTATTTTTAGCGTAGTCTGGATTACTAGAATCATAATTACCGTAAACTAAATCTGTATCAAAAGTAAAAGTAAATACACTAGTAGTAACTGTTGTTGCAAATCCCTGCGCGCCCGCGTAATATTGTTCATTAGTTTCTTTTATTAAACCATTATTTGGTGTTGGCATATCTTATTGTTTTTCGTTTGCATCTTCAGTAGCTACAGCTTGAGAAGCTACTTGTATTATTGTAGGATCTTGTATTATAACACCAGCATATGCTAATATTCTTAATATTATTTCTGTTTGTTCAGATATATCTAATTCAAAATCTGTTGATCCAGCAGCATTATATAAGTATTGTCCTTGAGCACCTGTTGTAAAAGCCCACTGAATATCTGACGGCGTTTTAAGATAAGATATAGTTATATCTGCTTGTATGCTTGTAGGATAAACATAAAGTAAATTATTCTCATATAAATATATAGGAAAATTAGTTGTTGGTTGAGTTAAAGGGGAAAGTAATATTTGTCTTAACTCATTTCTTTGAGCATACTGTGTTAACTCTGTGTCTTTGTAAAACACACTACCTAATCTGTAAACATCTGTAGGTGTTATTGTAAAATGTGGTCCTACATATGCTGTAGCACCAGTTCTTTGAAAAAATTGTAGCTTCTGCTCTATATTTTTTACACGATTACCGTACTCAGTATCGTTGTCAGGCAGTCTGTATTGTTGATTTAAATCGCTCGCGTAAGTTTCGAATATATTTAATTGCACCTGAGTAGCAACTTTATTAAACTCATCAGGTGTCATATAACCTCTTTGTTGCTGGTTAAGTATTAATAAAACCGTTTTATAAACTGTATCTACGTTTACTGCCATTATATTTATATTGTTAAATAAAAGGCGGGCGAACCCGCCTTATTACTATTATTTTAGCCTTTTTTCTATAGACTTAAATACTTCAACACCTTCATCTGTTTTAAACCACGAGGCTATAGCCGAATATGGATTTTCATCAAATGGAACTGTCATTAATTTTCTATCATTACTAGCCCAATGCACAGATCTTTGATCTTGTGATATTGTAATAATATTTTGTTCAACTGCGTTAATAGCAAAATTTCTTAATTGAACATTTTCATCTGCCGCTAATGATAAGAATAATCTAGGATTTCTCTTAGCAAGTAATAATAAGTCTCTTCTTAATTCTTTTGAAGATAAACTATTTACTTTAGACCCATACTCTACTCTAACAATTGCTTCAGCTATGTCTATATCCATATTTCTAGCAGCATTAAGAGCTTCAATTTCCCACTCTATATTTTCTAATTGATCTTCAGCAATCATTTGTGGTATATGCTCTTTATATCTTTTATCTTTCATAGGGTGATATAAAGATAATAATTTTTGTAAAGCAATATTTTCTTTTGGAACTGTTAAAGTACCATCTCTAAAAGTAATGTGACCAAGAGTTACTTCTCCTTTTTGCTCATCTACAAATGGACTAGACATGTTAGTTGCATATCTAAGTTCTCGCTGCGCATTCTTTTCTGTATCATACCATAATAATGGATGTCTTCTAGTATGCTTTGCAGGTATTGTAAATGTTAAAGGTTCTTTACCTCCTTGTAGTAAATAAGTTCTATCTTTTACTTCCCAGTCATTTTTTTTAACTGGTTTTTCTTTTATAGCTGTAGCAACCTTTACAGGTTTTTCAACTACAACTTCTTTTTTGTCTTTTGCCATAATATAATAAAATTAAATAAGTTAAAAGGTATATGGGCGCCGAAGCGCCCTAACCTTTATAAAGTAATTACACTCCTTTGAATAATACGAAGTTGTTAGCAGCTTGAGTTACTAAACATCTTTCAGAAAGGAAGTTAACTTCCATCGCATCAAGATCACTAGTAAATGCACCACCAACAGAACCTGTTAACCAAGACTTCATTCTTCTATCATCAGTTTGTGAAGCTCTATATCTTACATGTAAGAAAGGTCTTCTGATGTTAGTTCCTAAAACTTGATCGTAAACAGTCGTAGTACCAGCTGGAATTAAAACTCCTTCAATAGAGTTTGGTCCAGTCATAGCACCTCTTGTAGAAGCATCGTTTAAGTATTTCCAGTCAGTCTTATAGAAATCATATGAACCTCTTCTGAAACCGCTGAAACCTAAGTTTAATGCCATTTCTTCTGAGTTTTCAAATAATCCAAAAGCAGTACCACCGTTAAATCCTGCAGATACACCAGCAAGCATATCATCAAAATCTAAAGCAGTTTGTCTGTCTAAGAATAACATATTCTCTTCAATAGCTCCTTGAGTATCTAAGTTTCTAAGAATATCATCAAAGTCACTAATACCTGTAGCAGCAGAGAATCCAACTTGTACATTACCTCTATCTTCGATAGCTGCAAATAAACCTTGAGTACCATTACCTGTTGTGATTGGAGAGGTAGGTCCAACTAACTCACCTTCAACACACATCATTTCTAAGTAGTCCTCAAATCTAAGTCTTGTTTCAGACTCAGCTTTTAAATACCAAAGGTATCCACCTGTTCCATCTTCAGTAGCAACTTCTACCCAACCGATCTGTGCAGTATCAGAACCATTTACAACATATTTGTTTCTGATAATGATTGGATTGTTTGAGTATTGAGTAAACTGAGGATCAACACTGATATACTCGTTACCAGTAGCAGCACCAGCTCCAGAATAGTTAGGAGTTGATGAACCTTTTTGATATTCAGAACCGTATACAAATACTTTCACAGCACCTACTAGTCCAGCTTCTCCAGCACCAGTACCTAAAGCAGAGGCTGTATAAGGTTGTACAGTAATAGTACCTGCAGCACCTGGTGTAGAAGCAGTAACAAGACATTTAGCCTCAGCTCCAAAGTCGTCCATAAGAACAACAGTAGCTCTTGGAGAAATAACATTCTCTACGCCTGCAACAGCACCTGGGTTAATATTTACAACACCTGTACCACTGTTAAATGTACAGTTGTCATAAGCAATGTGTAATCTATTTTGTTCAGACCAGATTACTTGGTCACTTGTCATTGGAAGTTCAGCACCTACCATTCTTAAGAATCCAGATAAAGTTCTGTTACCATATCTTTCAACTTCAGCTTCGTAGATCTCTGGTAAATATTGCTGAGCAAAATCAGCAAAATTTGCAGCAGCATTATCTGTCCACTGTAAGTAGTTAGACGCTAAAACCTCTTGCGCTTGACTCGGTACGATCGAGCCAAATTGTGGGGTTAAACTCATTTGTCTAAATTTTAATTATTAAATGTTCGTTTTTTGATTTTCAATTTTGACGAATCTGTTCCACTAATAGCTTTAACCTTAAAACCTCCTACATACACGTCCCCACTGGCAACTTGCCTCGGTGTATCTGCAGCTGGATTTTTAGATTTTTGAACAATGTCTTTAACACCGTCCGCTTTACCTTGCTCATAAAAATGAGTGGCTAGTTTATCAGCATTCATCGCAGCATATAAAGCTTTATGATAACCTTGAGCATCACTAATATTTCCTTCTTTATCTAAAAATTTACCAATAAAGTTTTCAATATTAGATTGTCTCTCAGCTACTCTTGAAGGATCTTGTACTTTGTATCTAAACTTTTTATCTCCTACACTGTAATCAAAACCTTTGAAATCTGTATTAAATAACTCGCTAGTACGTTTTCTAAAATTCTCTTGAGTTTGCTTTATATTTTCTTGCTGTTTATTGTAACGATTAAAAAAGTCCATAGCTTTTTGCTGTTCTTGCGTAACACCAGGTCTTTGTTTTATCTCAGCGTAATACTGATTTTTTCTTTTTTCCAAATCCTGTTTAGCATTAGCAACAGCTTCTTTATATGCTAACTTTTTTCTTCGTATATCTTTTTGCTCATCTATATCTTCGTCATATTTATAATCTTCCATGATAAGATTAATATCTTCTGAATCAAGATGAGGTTTTGTTTTTCTTAAATATTCATGTAGTAGTTGATCATCACTAAGTTTAGAATAGTCTCTATTTAACTCTACGTAATCTTGCACTGTTCCACCAGTTTCTTCCATAAACTTAACAAGTTTATCTACATTTTCTGGTAACTTAGGAGCTTCAACTACTGGTTGTTTTTCTTCAACTACTTTTTCGGATTTAACTTCTTCTTTAACTTCTTCTTTTATCTCTTCTATTACTTCGATCGTAGATTCTTCTTTAACATCTGTATTGCTGACCCGTACTTCTTCGTCCACTTTTCTGCTATCTCCGGGTGTACTGCCCACAGGTATCTCCTCTGTTTTTCGCTCTTGAACGGCATCTTCTTTTGGTTTTTCTGTTAAATCAATTTTAGCAACTTCAGGTGTAACTTCACCTTGTGCTTCTTTTTTTGTTAAATCTAATTTTACAGGTTCATCATTTGATTTACCTAAATTTTTAGCTTTACGTTTAGGTGTGACTTTACCTTTTAAAGTAAACTCACCTTCTTGTTTTACTGCTTTTTCAGCCATAATAAAATATAATTAAATAGTTAATACTAAATAGTAGGCATAGGAGCTTGACCACCTTGTTGCTCAAAGTTTATAGGTAATAAATCATTTTTTCTTTGATCTATCATCTGACTTTGTTGCGTGCCAGCTATTCTTGTTCTTTTATCTTTACGATCTTCTATTTCTTGTTCTTTTTGCTTTTCAGCTTGAACTTTTAATTGTTCTAATTGTAATTGATAATTAAATTCTTCAGCCATTAATTGACGCTTAATGTCTGCTTCTGTTTGCATACGCTGTATTTCAAACTGAGACTTAGCTTGTTCAAAATTAACTTTTTCCGCTGTTAACGCTTGTTGTTTTTGAACTTCAGCTTCTGCAGCAGCTTGAGCCGCTTGAGAATTAGCATTAGCTTGTTGCTGAGCCATTTGAGCTTGCATTGCTTGTTCTCTTTGTAACTTACGTTTACGTTTTTGTTTTAGCATTTGATTTGCTAATTTCAAATTACGTATTTGTCTTATTTCAATAGCATCTTCTAAATCAATACCACCACTTGATAAAGCAACTTGTATGTTTTGTTCTAGCTTTGCTTTTTCTTCTTCGTCTGGTTCTAGATCTAAGAATATACCAAAGTCATGTAAATTTAATTTGTCAATTTCTCTTAGTGTCGATGTGTTAAATATGTTTATACTATCTCTAAGAGCATTTGCAGTTAAAGGATAATCTAACATATCTTTAATCTTTTTAGATATATTCTCACATATTCTAAGAGTTAAAAATAAACTAGCATTATTAATATGCTTTGTAGCAATATTAGATGCTTGAGCTGCTATTTTTTGTAAGCCAACTAATGTATCTTTATCAGCTAAACTACCATCTCTCGCTTCGTTTAATCCCGTCACATCTCTTATCATTTGTAAATAATAATTGTATGTAGATATTAAACTTTGTATTTTAGCTTGACCAGAACCACTTGCTATTTCTTGCACAGGTATTTTACCTCTGTTTATATCACCATCTTGTGTCAATGATCTACCAACTACAGAACCAGTTTGAAAATACATATTTAATGCTTCAGCTGGATTATAATTAGTACCATTACCAAGATCAACTTCTGCAAGTCCGTCCATATCTAAGAATACTCCATCTGGTACCATTCTAGCAATTACTTGTTGTAGCTTTAAATGAGTTATTTGAATCATATCAGCAAAACCAGTTATTCTGTTTACTGTAGAATCAATACGACCTTTGTACATTCTAGGTGCGCATATAGCATAATTCATTTCAACCTTTGTGGTATCAGAAAATGGTCTAGTCATATTTGGACACATTTCCCAACGAAGCATAATATCAGTTCCTAATACCTTAGCACCTCGATATAAAACCTCAATAGTTCTACCAACTCTTTCAAACATATCATTTTCAGGTGGATTAAACGTATCTGGTTTTTCAATTGCTTTTAATAAACCGTTTGGAGTTTCTTTTATTTTAAATACTTGGTCGCTATACGTTTTATATTCAAAGTATAGTATTGGAACAGAGTTCTCGTCCCAAGGTCCATTACCATAACCATACATATAGCTTTTATTACCTTGATATTCTTGAATCTTTTTTAATTCAGCTTCAGGTAAATTAGGAAATTGCTTAGCAATCTCTGGTATTGTTAGTGGTTTAAATTCACCAACATAATATATATCTTCAAAGTTTGGATCTTCTGTATAAGAATAAACTAAATAAGCTGGATCAACATAATCAACTGTAATACCATTGCTTAAATTAAAATTAGTTTTTACAGCACCAATACCACAAGTAACTAAATCATAATTTATTCTTCTTCTTATTAAATCCCACTTGTTATAATCTAATACTTGATTAATAGCCTCTTCTTCTGCTATTTCAATTGATTGCTTATAACTTAACTGCATGTGAAGTTCTAATTCTTCAGCTGTTTGAGGCATTTGATCTTCTGGTATAGTAGTATTAAATAAATTACTACCAAGTTGAGCAGTTATTTGCTTCATTGTATCTCTTGCGAATATATCTTGCGCTAACATTTCAGCATAGTTAGTTCTTTTTTGAACTGATGCTGGGTCTTGTGCAAACGCGTTTATATCATAATCTTTATTTGAAATACCATTTGTAAGTATATCAACAAATTTAGATACAATAGGTACTGGTTTCCAGTCAAGATTTAAATAAGATAAGTCACCATTAATAGATAGTTCATCTTTATACTTCTGTGTAGGTTGTTCACCTCTAGCATATAACCTAAGTCTATTATAGTTGTTCCAAGTAGTTAAATACCTATTTCCATTAGTTCTACCCTGATTAAACCACTCTTGTTCTATAGCTCTTGCTACTTGCAAGCCATAGTCAAAGCTAGCTTTTTCAGCGTCACTAACCACTTGGCTAGGGAAAATACTAGTACCGTTAGTATATATTTTATTCATCTAGTTTATAATTTTTGATAAAGAACCTCTATTATCATATTTTTTTATTCCTAAATCATAGTTTTGTCTAATCACTTTAGGAACAGGTCTATATTTATTTTTATTACAAGCCATTATAGCAAGTCCAGAACTAATAGAAGCATCATGTGTTGTTCTATTATTTATATCAAATTTAGCCCAATCTTCTAATGTTCTTTGAAAATATACATCGCCATAAGTACCATCTGGTCTCAAACCAACATATGTTTCAATGTAGCTTTCAATTGCTGCAGCATGTGCTTGCTTTATATCTTCACTAGAGTTAGGTATTCCACCTATCTCTTTTTCTGTAACAGATAGTTTATTATATATTTTATCTGGCCTGTTCATTGCGAATGCTCTATAACCACGCCTTTTAAAATGATATAATAATCTTGGTTTATTATTTTCTGCAAGTATTGGCATGCCATAAAAAACACAAGCCATTAACACATCTTCAAAAAATATTTCAGCTGTTTGAGGTCTTGCAATATATTCTAAAAAGAAATGATGAGGAGGTACATCTTCCATGCTAAATTTAGTTAAACCATGTAAAGCACCTTTTGACCCTCTTTTATCTACAGTTCCTGATATATCATAACTATCACATCCAAAAGCACCAAGCTCTTCATTACCAGGATATTTCTTACCTAATTTTACTATTACATTATTTTGTAATCTTTTAGGTGGAACCCAAGATATAAAAAATCTACCATTGTTTTGTGGAGTAAAAATAACTTGTGTATCTTTAATTCCTCCAACCCATTGGAAATTACCTTGAGTAACAACTGATGTATGTCTTATATCAGCATTCCAATCTATTTGCTCGTATATTTTTGTTAGATTAAATAATGATGATTTAGCCTCATCTCTAAACGCATGCTCTTCAGTTCTTGGAAACTGTCTATAAAATTCATTTAAAGCGTCTTGATCATCTTTTAATCCATCAACTTCATTTTGCCAATACTCTATAACACCTAATGTTATTGGATCTCCTTGTGGTCCTTTAATGATGTCTTTCGGTGTATTGAATACAGGTAATCCATAAGAATCAATGTATCCTTCGTAATTCCATTCCATAGGTATGAACAAACTATATAGTCCCGAACGAGTCTGTCCGTTGGCGTTTCTTTTTGTGGCATCTGAATCATAATATAATTTTTTAAAATTTTCACCACCTTTGTCTAATGAGTTACAAGTAGAACCCATTAAACATTTACCAACTATTCTACTACCAAGTCTTAACGTGGTTTTCGTAACCCTCCAGTTGTTGAGGATGTTGTTCGGCTTCTCCCATTTACCCGATTCGTCGTGAACGAGAAGTTTGAGTTTTTCACCGTCGTAGGAGTTATCACCCGTGTTCTTCCAGTCGATCGTTGTGTCGAGACCCTGTAAGTCTGGTTGCGTCTCGTTTGCTGTGAGTTTACGCCTTGTGAGCTTGCTCGCCGGGACGCGATATGCGAGCTCGGTCTTGGGACGATCCATTCCGTCCTGAATGGGTTTGAAAAAGAATGGATAATTAACTGATATGGGTACCACCTTGTCTGTAAACATGGTCTTTGCATCAGGACCGGACTTTGATAATATACCATACCTGGAGTCAGATGATATGGTTGCCAAGTTAACCACCTCTCCAGAGGCCATGAATGAAAAACCAGAACGTCTGTTCTTAAGGTAGCACATCCCATAACACCGTTGATCGGCCTTACAAGCTTCCCAGAATATAAAGAATAATCTATTTGATTCACGGAAGTCTGGTTTACCGACGTCAATTTTAGACCACTGCAAGTACATATAATGAGTGCCAGTAATATAAGTAGGAACGTCCTTGTTATAAAACCAAAAACCTTCTTCCCTACGGGTAAACTCATTATCGATGTAATCATACCATGTTTCTTTAAAATCTAAAGAATATTCTTCCCAGTCAAATATTGTTTTTATTCTGTTTAATTCTTTAGGTATAGGTTTATATTCAAAACGATTAGACTCAAATCTAACTGTTTTATTTTCTTTAGGTAAAGCTATTTTTAATCCTTGTATTTCGTATATCTCACCTATTTTACCTGTTTTGCTGATTATAATTACATCATGCTCTGGATTATAACCATATTCCCACTTAGCATATCTATTGTTTCTTTTAACAATACCAGGCTTTATGTAGTCATCTAAAATTTTATATAAACTTTGTTGATACATTATTTAGACCTCCCTTCAGCAAAACCTTTAAATTCTTTTGGTTTCTTTGTTTCTTCTTCAACTTTACCTTCAATAATGTTTTCTTCTTCATTTATTTTAGATAAAATTTCAAAAGCATCAAATATTGCTAATTTTTTTGTAGCAGCTGCGTTTTTTAAACGATCAGCTGAAATGTCTGGACCAAAATCAATAATTGGTTCTTTAGCAACTTTGATTAACTCGTCAACTGCTATGCGACCAGCTTGGATTATACTCTTCTTTATTTTTTTCGTGTCCATACTTAATTACAATATCATTTGATTTCATACAATAAAGACGCTCTTCATCAATAAAAAACTCCCATTCAGCGCCTGGTTTAAAACCTATCATGTCTCCTGAGATGATTTTAGATGCTTCTAATGAAGTATTACCTATTTTTAGTATACCAACATAAGGATCTTCTTTTCTGTTTAAAAGAGGATCAGAATTTTTTATTGGTTTTACAAAGCATCTATCACCAAAAGACAACCATTTATCTTTATTTTTATATAAATATATTTGATCTAAACTTGCAAAATACATATTGTCTTTAAAATAAGATCTACTATCTTTTTTTTTACCTTGCATGTCATAGAATCTTCTAAATATATTTTGATGCACTACGACTATATCACCTTTTTTTATAGGTGTTTTTATAGCTAATGGTGTTTGTAGAACTTTAGCGAAACGATTTACAAATTTCCAGGATTCTATTTTAGTATTTAATACTAATTTTTTATCTCCAATTTTTTTTACATTATCGTATCTTTCACCTATTGGTTCTACAATAAAGTCATATAAACTTTTCATTAATACTCTAAATCGTATTCTATAGATATCGCCATATTAGAATTAAACTTCTTCCAAGGTAATACCTCATTGTTTTTCTTTATATGAATGTTATATGAATTATCTTTATCTTCAAATAAGATATGAGATATTACATGACCACCATAAACCTCTTGTCCAACAGAATAATGCATCGCGTCATTTTTATAATCAGATCCAATACTGATTTTACGTATTACATTATTCATTTTATCCCTCCTTATTTTCTTCTTCTTCTTTTATTTCTTCATAAGAACCATCTGCTACGTTTATAGATATTTTACCGTATTTACCTTCTAGTTCTTTTTTAAGATCTTCCTGTGCTTTATTTACTTCTGCTAAACTATGTAATAAAGCATGCTTATCTGCTTCTAAAAAACCAACTTGCTGTAAAGTTTTAGCTATTTGATTTTGAAAATCTTGAATTTTGTTTAATTCTTCTTTTGTAATTTTTTTGTTTTCTTCCATTTTTATTTAATTTAATTTGTCATTAACCAATATCTTTTATAATAACTTGTGTGATTTGTACTTCCTTCAAATGTACAGGATATTGTATTTTCATCAACAACTCTGTACGTTATAAAAACCTCCCAGTTATTACTAGGATTAAATATTTTTGTTTTTATATAATCTTCTTTTTCTACTACAACTGTTTCTTTTAATGATTTATTTTCTGCAAAAGAAAAGTTTGTAAAGTTAAATTTAGCACCGTCATGTAAAATAACTACGTAATAACTTGTATTTTCACTTGACCATACGCCTCTTAATTGATCAGCTAACTGACCTTGTATAGTTATACTAAATAGCATAAACAAGCCTAATAATAAATTTTTCATAATAATTTGATTTAATTTGATTTAATTGTCTTAAATTATTATTACTTATTTATATATATATTTACTTTTTAAATATGCTAGTTGCTTTTTCTGTCGTACGTCCGCCAAAATAGGCTAAGATTACAGACATCATAACCTTCTCAAAAGTATCATTCCAAGTTTCATGTATGTTAAATGGAATGGTATCGATACTGTCTAGTATACCTGCAAAAGAAAATACGACAATGCACCATACTAGAACAAGTGGGCGCACATTTTTACTCAACCAAGAATCAGACATTGAGTCAGCTTCCCATCTTGAAGTAATAGCTTCTATTTCTTTATTTTGTTGTTCGTATATTAATTGCTGTAATTTAATTTTATCTTCTAAAGAAACGTCTGATTTAGTTATTTCAGCTATTGCTTCTTTAGGAGACGTTACACCTTGTAATACGTTTCCTAGTGTAGGATTTATTACAGACGCTGCTCCAAACAATAATTGTCCAACAGTTGTGTCTTTAAATTTCTTTTTACTCATAGTTAATATTTTTCGTAAGGATCTGTTTTACTATAAGCTTCTTTTTCCCATGGTAGGTTTTGAGCACCTTCATTCATTTGTGCTCTTGAATATTTTTTTCCTTTCCAATATACGAAATCATCATCATAATCGAGATCACCTCTTTGCATTTGGTCAATATGTATTTTTTCATGATCAATTACACTTTGTCTTTCTATTGGATCTGTAATTTTATCTGATATTAAAATAGTACCATTATTATTTGCTTTTCCTAAAACACCATCTTCAAGATTAGTATTATATATAGGAGTATTATCTCTCGCAAATGGAGGGTTTACTTTAAATTTACCTTTTAACCTTATCATAATATAAATACTAAGGCCACCATAACGATGGCCTTTTGTATTTTAATTTTAATCTACTATGAATAAGCGATGTCTACTAGATATACTCTAGCATCATTGTCATCATCACCATACTGAACTTTAGCTTTTACTCCTCCTGGATTAGCTGTTAAAGCATAGTTAATGTTTGTTCTTAGCGGTCCACCAGTTGCATAAACTGGATTAACTGGAGCAGCTGAATCATTAGCTGTAGAGAAAGTTAGAGTTAAAGTATCTTTTGCAGCTACTTGTGTATCTAACGTAATAACAACTGTTTGATCAGCTGTTTGTTCTACTGCAGCAATGTTGTCAACATTTACTAAATGCTCACCATTCAATAAGTGACTTGCGTTTCCACTTACTTCAAATGCTATGAATTTTGCCATGATTTTTGTTTTTAATTGTTAATGTTAATGTTTATTTATACTTTCCCGTAAGATTTAATGCTTGCATTACTTCTTTTGCAGGATTATATTATTGTTGAGTTGCTCTTTTTTGTAAGTCCTGTTCTTCTTTTTTTTGTTTTCTTTTTTCAATTAAATGACTAGCTACTTTACCAACGGTTTCTCCTATCTTCATTATATTTTCTTGTTGTTTATATAATGCTTGTGTAGCAGTTGGATCATACCAGTCACTAGGACTACTAGAAATTGTAGGTATACGAAAATAACCACCTTTTGGTGAAGAATATTTACTAACATATGAAAATGGTGATCTATTACCAAATCCTATATTAAAACTATTCTTTTGATTTAAAAAGTTACCTCTTATTTTACCTATTGTATCCATATTAACCTGCGTGATAACCTCTTAATGCCGCTTCTGCTTTTGCTTTACTAGCATATTTAGCTGGCCAAGGTTTATCTGTTTTATTACTAATTACTCTCCAAGCACCACCCATTTGTTTAATACATCCGCTTCCACCTTCTGATTTAGCGCACGCATTAGCTGGGCTTGATGAATGTCTATTTATATCAGTTTTTTTTTAATAGTTTTTTTAATTCCAAATTTAGGTAAATCATTTAAACTTTTTTCTTCAGCATACTGTGTAGTATAATCTTTACCTTTGTAGCTAAAAGTACCTTTTGATCCAGACATTTCTCTAGCTTTTTTAAAAGCATCATTAAAACTATAATCACCTACAAAATTAGTATGATTAGAATTAACTTTGCTACTATAACCTTTCATGCCCATTTTTTCTGTTTGGTTCATCGGTGAATCAGGTCTTTCATAAATCATTTCATCTATGTCTTTTCTTCTTTGTTCACCTGATCTTTCGTCATCACCTCTTTTTTTACCAGATCTTTCGTCAGTAGCTCTAGATTTTAATTCATAATAAATATCTTGAACATCTCCTTTTCTTTTTCTAGCTATTTTTTCAGCTTGTCTTCTTATATGAGCATCAGTATGCATACCCATTGGAGAGCAGTTAGAGTTAGCTGGTGATTTTTTGTCAGCTATATCATTTTCTAAATAATGTAATCTAGCTTTACCAGTTAAATCTTTATCATAAGCCATTTTAGCATCATATGCTTCGTCTTGTCTTTTAGAAAATCTAGGGTGATTACCACTGTATTGCCCGTAATGTCCTTTGTGTCCCATAATTTATTTTATTTTTTAGATGAGTATCTTCCTGGAGCTGCTTCAATAGCTTTCTTTAAATGCTCTGGTAAGTTTTTTTGTTTACCAACTAGTTCTTTTTCCATTGGACTATCTTTTTTCATTTTAGCTGGAGAACCTTTAGCATCACCTTTTTCGATGTCTACTATTGGCATATCTTTTAATTCTGCTGATTCTCTATGCATACCATCTTTCATGTATATTGAAGAATCTCTGTGCATTCCGTGTTTCATATACATAGCTGAATCTCTATGCATACCTGATTTCTTGTCATCTTTATACATTTTTAAAGCTGACTTCATCATTTTCATCGGATTATTTTTTTGTGAATAAGGCATAATTGTTAATGTTAATGTTAATGTTTATTTTTTAATTGTTCTATTTCTTGTTTTAATTCTTGTATTGCTTTTACAAGCATAGGTATAATATTAGCTTGTGAAACAGTATATTGATCAGGATTGTTAGTATTAACTATTCCTGTGTAGTCGTTTTCCATTTCATCAAGAACTTCTTTTACTTCTTGTGCTATAAAACCAGATGCTTCTTTGTCTTTATCTACACCTGAATCTCTTAAATCCCATTTAAATTTTCTAGGTTTTAATTTGTCTATAAAGTTTAAACCTAATTCTAAATCTTCAATATCTTTTTTATCTCTAGCATCAGAAACAAATGACCATGCAGTGGCTGCTCCTTGAAACCTAGCTGTAACGCTTCCATTGTAAATACTAACCTCATTACTGACACCAACAGCAGAGGCTGCTGCTGTATATCCAATAATAATATTACTAGTACCTGTTGTTAAAGCATCTCCTGCTAAACCACCAACCAATGTGTTCTGAGTACCTGTTGTAACTGCTATACCTGCATTATGTCCAACAGCTACGTTATATATAGAGCCAGTACCATCTTGATTCATCAACGCAGCGTGTCCTACAGCTACACTTGCGCTACCTGTGTCTTCAC